GGTATAGATATACTGCCGTTGAAACCTGTTCCCGTCAGTTATCTTTATCCGCCTTTGACTGATGTCAAACTTATCGTTAAGCGCAGCGCGGAGGTAGCACACCTGCCCATTGTGAGCAAGGTTGTAGAGGTTTCCATTTCGGTTTATATTAAAATCATCAGCAACTTTGATAAGTGGATAATGAAGTGCCCGAAGCCATGCCGAGAGCTTTTCCCTGCGGAGGAAAGTCGGAGTTAAAAGGCTTGTCAATTTTGGAATGTCCAGATTAAACCACATATTCAATGTTGTTAAAGTTTTCTATTTTGAAATACCCCGAAACAGGGATTTTCTTAACCTCAATCGTTTCGTAACCGCCGTAATCATTCACTCCTGCATCTATCCATTTGCTTTCAGCCAAAATGATATGTGGAATCCTTACGCCCTCTACCTGCTGGAGAGCATCCACCAAGTGTGCGAGGACTAATTCTCCGTCAAAAGGCAGGTTTTTCAAATATTCTTTAATAGCATCCTCCACGGGCTTTTTCCCTGTGATAATGCTTTGCCCATTTTCATCCAAAACCAAAGGGTCTCGGTAGATTTTCATCTGTAGCTTGAGAATATCAGGTAGGTAGTTGATGACCGTAATTCTTACCCCTGCATCTTTGATTTCGTTCATGTAAGCATCAAAAGATGCTTTTTGTCTAACACCTATCGGCTGAAGCTCTCCGCCTTGTTCAGTGGCAATCTTGACAATGAGACGGCTCTCTGTGTCTGCTTCGGTAACCGCAGAAAATTTGACAATCTTAGAAGCCGAAATCTGGTCTTCGGTAAATCCTTGATTATTGAATTTATCGGTATCTGGAATTAAATCAAATCCATACTGAAAGGCTAATGCCTTGTTTCTGTACCAGCGTGCCGTGTGTGGCTTTAGTTGAGTTAAAGCCTCCAAGACTTCCGCTTTGTGCTGGTCAAATATCTGCTCCAAAGTGTAAATCACAAATGCTGTGATATACGCCCAAAGCCTCCATATTGCCACCTTGCTGGTCGATGTCAGCCCTACAAGAGCAGGCTCTGATTCCTTTGCCTTGATGATTTCGGTGATGATTTTCTCTATACTTCTTGCCATTTTCTAACTTACTTTAAAATCTGTTTGAATAACCCAATATCCGATACCCTCTAATCTTTCCTCCTCTGAAAGCATTATTACTGCTGTGGCAGGATTGCTCTTATATGATGCCATACTGAGCAATACCAATTTGTTGTTTGGTAAATCTAATGGGTAATTGATGAGGGTTCCTGCTTTCACATTTTCTGTGATAGAGGATTTATTTTCTTGTGCCAATCTGTAAGCGTGTGCGGAGGTTCCATATAAAATATTGGATATATCCAGCCAGCTTTGATTTTCATATACTCTATATTGTGTTATATTGTCCATTAAGCTGTAATCCTTTTTCTGTTATTTTTAAAGCTTCTATATGGAAGCTGTCGGCCTCTAACTGCACTCTTATTCTTCGGTCTAAAAATCGGTCTATATTCCCATGTTTGGACGATATAATATCACATCCTGTTTCGGGATGTTCTTTCCATTCGCCCTGTCCACTCAGCAGAAGCATTTCTACAGACTGATTTTCAGCATTGCCTATATCAAAATCACCGTTATTATCTATCTGTAAATCAAAATCTTTTATCAAAACATCTTTCATTACTCAACTTTTTGAACATTTACAGGGCCGTGTGTGCAGGTGGCCGTGATAGTGATTTGTTTTATTTCTTCAATTACAGCACTTGCTATCTTTTCACACACTTTATCTAGAAAATCTTCTGCGTTCTCATTGTCTGCTTCAGACATCCATGCTTTTTTAATTTTACCCTTTAATCTGTCTTTATTTAGTGCCATTTAATTCTCTTTTAAAAGCTTTTTAAATCGGTTTTCTATCTCTTTGAATTTTGGCTGATTGATAAGCTTTGTTGTAGGTCCTCCTGAAACAGTTAAAAATTTCATTTTCTGGATTTCCTGCAATAGGTCGGTCATCAGCTTTGCCAAGGTTTCGTTTTCTTTTTTAAGTAGGAAACCCTCTGTATCTATCTTGAACTCTGTTTTTTCAATCTTAATTTGAAACTGCCTTATTTCAGAGTGATTGACCACTACGGCAGTCTCTTTGGTCACAAACACACAGGCTACTAAACTGCCTATTTTAGGCTCTACAAAAACACCATTTTCTGCCACTTGTAGATAAGCGTCTAAAATCTGCGATGAACCATCTAACGGCTGTAAATCTGCCGTTTGATTTTCTATGTCTACCGATGTTACTTCGCAGATTTTGGCGTAAATTTCATCGCCTGTTTCGGTTAATTTTTGTAAAAGTTCTTTCATTGCTCGTTAATCGTTAGCGGTTGCCCTAGTTCTATTTTCTGGCGGTAGCCATTCATCCCAAAATCAATCTCTATTTTCTTTACTAGATAAACTCCGCTGTTTCCATCTGATGCATGGATTTCGACCATATCACACTTACTGACTTCGGGCTGTCCAAAGGTTTCAAATGAACCTTTAAACCCACTTTGCTTATATCGTTCCACTGCTTGGATAGCGTATTTTTTTAATTCAGCCTCAGTGAGCCCATCCATTCTTATTTTTATCAAGTCGCCGTCTTTGTCTCCATATTCGTAGGTTACTTTTTTCTTTTTGCCATTAAAACTCTGTGCTTCACATCTTACCCGTATGTCTTCTTTATCTCTGTATTCAAAATCTTCATCAATAATGTTTTTACCATGTATAAATTTTACTTTCTTCCGATTGTCTAAAGGATAGGCTAAACCTATATACAGCACGCTTTCCTTGTTGATTGTCCGAAAGTAGGAAGACAACATCATTTTTTCTTTCAGCTCTTGCAGTTCTTCTGAAGCATGAGTCTTGGTAAGTCTCCAGTTTCCCACTTTTATATTTTTATCCATAAGCTGAAACTTGATATTAGTCCCCTCCAATAGATAAGACACTATATCATGCAGAGAAGCGTTTTTAAAAGCTCTTGGTTTTACCTTGTGAGACTTTAAAATAAACATACCATCTTCGCATTTTATCGTTATCGGTACTTTTGCATCTACCGAGCGGATAAAACCTGTAAATCGTGTTTCTAAATCATCATCATATCCGAGTCTGATGGTTATTTTATCACCTCTTTTGATTGGAGGTTTTCCGTTCTTGCTTACAGCTTCCTGCCACTTTATTTTTTTAGGGAGCTGAATTTCACAAGTGTCGGTAAGAGTAGATACATCTTCTACAATCTTGCAGTCTGCAACGGCATTAAACTTCCAAGTTTTATCGCCCTCGATGATGATTTCACTACACAACTTTAACATCGTTTTCTTCTTTTAGTCTAATTTCGTACGGCTCATCAGAGAGCATTTGAATATTTATACTTTGTCTGTTGGAGTGGGTTTCTTGTTGTAGGTCAAAAGATTTTACCACTGCTGATTTTATCCCAAAAATCTCCAAAAAATCACTCTGAACTTCTAATGTTTCGGGAAGGCTGAGTATGTTTTTCAACTCTGCCACGGCATCTATCGGATAGTCAATATTATGCTCTCCTTCCTGGTCGATGGTGTAATTACTTATCCCTGCATCTATGGTAATGTTATAATCACCATCACTGATATACTCTTTTATCGTCCCATTGCGTCCCTGTAAAGCTGTGGTAACGATGTTTTTTTCCATATTAAGAGAAATCAGGCACTCGTTAAATACAAACTCTTTCCCTCCATGCTTTAATGCTAGTGAGGTCAGCCAAGTTCTCCCTTCTAATTCTCCTAAGTCCAATAGTTCTGGATTTCCCTCTTCTCCTATATTTTGAGATATTTTAAAAGGCTCTGCTGTCCTCATTCCAAAACGAAAGGCTAGATTTAAAGCCACTCCTTTGGCTAAATGCTCTGCGTTTGGGGTAAATACATTTATCATGCTCTTATAGTTTATGCGGTTGTAGCATTTCGGTCTGCACCTGCAAAATCTGCTACCGCAGTACCGAATATTTCTTTAATAGCTTGTAAAATCTGTTCTTTACTTTCTCCGACAGTCCCTTTTTGAGTGTAGATATTGAGATTTTCCACCATTTTACCAACTGTAAGATTGCGAACCTTGTTCCCACTTTCTCCGTCTTCTTTCTCGCTTTTTTCCTTTTTCTTCTTTGTTTTTTTGGCTGCCACTCCTCCAATAGTAGGAGTAGAAAGTCCAGAGCCTTTACTGACATCAAAAATGTTCTTGTGGGAGTTGTCATCTACTATTTTGACCTCCTGCGGATCATCTTTACTTTTTTTCTTGTCTTTATCGAAACTTTCTCCTCCTGCTTTTTCTCCTTTTTTGTATTCTTCTTTAATGCTTACCGTTCCTTCGGAAGAAAAAATACTATTCCAAAGTTTTTTAATTGGCTCAGCCATGGCTCCGAGTTTTTCGACAATACTGTTAAACAAGCCTGTAAGCCAGTCCCAAACTCCACTAAATGCTTTATAAATAGGGTCTATAATAGTAGATTGTATCCATCCTGCGAACTCAGAGAAGGTGTTTTTTATCCAATTCCAAACACTGGAAACCAATTGTACTATCCAGTTGAACACAGTTTTTACAGTGTTCCAAATCATCATAAAAGCGTTTTTGTAAACATTGTAAATGAAACTTGCTATAGGTTTTATAACACTATTCCAAGCCCATGTAATCGTGTTTGTAATGTTTTTCCATACTGTTTTTACAATCTCCCAAATAGTCAAAAAAGTGTTTTTATAAAGATTGAAAATAAACATACCTACAGGTTTCAAAACAAGAGTCCACACTCTGCCTGCATATACACCGATATTGTGAAAAATCGCTTTTCCTGCATAGCCTATTCCAAAGAGTATCTCTCTAAATCTTCTACTATGTTCCCAAAGGTATTTTAGTGCTATAATAATCGCTGTAATCCCTGCTATTATCCATCCGATAACAGGAATATTCATAATAGCAACAGAAAAAGCTCTTGTCCCCATAGCTGCACCTATCGCCGAATTTCTCACCGAGTTTAAAGATGCAGCAAAACCTTTATTAGCAACACTTCCTATCCCTGTCCATAACGCTAAGGCTTTTGAGCGAATGAGTGTTATTCCAGATTGGATATTGTCTTTTGCTTTGGCAATACTTAATGCATTGAAGGTAGAAATTAGAATATGTCCATAGTATGTTAATTTTCCAGCAGATTCTATTGCAGAAAACCCCATATTAACTAATGGAGTAAAGCTTTCCATGACATTAAAGGCAGATATTTTCAAGTCATCAAACCATGCTTTGGTTCTGGCTACCTTTTCATTGTAGCCACCCATGATTACCTCTGCTTGTTCTACCGCTGAATTAGTCCCTACAATAGCCTTAGTCATAGCTTCCGCATCATCAGCAGTGTTTATCATGGCAATAGCTGCTGCCATGTTTTCCTTACCAAATACTTTAGTCATAAGCGCGGTATCTCCTTGTATTTTTCTAAGGGTTTTTAACCGCTCGTGTAGAGGGATAGAACTGTCTGCTAGATAATCTACTGAAATACCAGCCTGCTGAAGTCCTTCCGCTGCTAACTTAGAAGTAAATCTACCTTCTGATAATGTTGTAAGGACATTTCGGAGTGCTACACCGCCCTCACTTCCTTTTTTACCTGCTTGGTCTAAAAGCTGGATATAAGCATTAGTTTCAGCAAAAGACAAACCTGTGGTTTTTGCTACCATTCCGACCTGTTCTAATGCTTGTTTGATTTGTGGAAGTTCTGCAGATCCCTGTTGTGCAGCTGCGGACATCACATTCATCATATCGCCCATGATTTTAGCTGCTGCAATAGGATCATCCATACTCACACCAAACTGATTGAGTGAAGTGTTAAGGACTTCTGTAGCCGCCACCGTATCACCGCCCATCTGCTTGGAGAGAATATTGGCGTTTTCCCCCATCATCTTCATAGCCTCTGCATTAGTGGCAATCTCTGGAGATAATTGAGAAAGCATCATTTTATAAGCTTCCACATTATCTATAGCACTTGTTCCGAAGGTTTTTGCTGTATCTCTTGCTGCCTTTTCAATCGCTTTTAATCCATCTCCTGTAACTCCTGTTATGGCAGAAAGCTCCATCATATTAGCATTGAGGTTTCTGCCAGGTTCTATGAGGCTTTCAAAATCTTGTCTAAAAGAAGAAAGCCCTTGTAACCCTTGACTAAATGCCAAAAAAGATTTAAAACAATCTCCGAAACTCTTAGTTGCATTCTTCGTACTCTCGTCTAATCTCTCAATCTCACGAGTTACTGAGCCGATGACATCATCGCCTACAACTTTTAAATTTACTTGATATGTTACATTATTTGACATTTTTTTACTATCTTTGTTATGTAAATTTTAACAATGAAAAGACTTTTTAAATCTTTGCTTATTATAGCGGTTGTGTTTTTTTTCTTAGGGGTTTTGCCTGTAATTTATCCGCCAGCTTTTTTTATTGTGGTTCCTGTTGCGGCTTTACTTTTTTATCTAGGATTAAATATCGATAGTTGTAGCAAAAGAGATAATGACTAATCCCCACCAAACAAAGCCTTAAATAATTCGGCTTGGTTCTGTAGTCGCCATTCTTCCAGCCACATGGCTTGGGCGTATAATTTACCCCATTCACTTATTTGTAGTGTTTCTGGCTCTACATTAAAGTTTGACCTTATAAGAGCATCTCCCTTGAACCTTTCGTGTTCTGACTGCTCGCTTTCTAGCGAGCTTATAAGTTTTTTGCTTCAGAGCTGGTTTTCTGCACTCTTTCCATCAAAGCACTTACCGCCTTGATTTTAAGCATATCCCTGCCTTCTATTTCTTCATCAGCCTTTACAATACAGTTGTCATAAGCTGACCTTAATCCTTTCATTTCATCAGATTTAGATATTTTATGTATCGCTTCCAAATCCTTAAAGGTAGGCTCTCTGAATATAGCTTGATGAGTATTTCCTTCATAAGTCACATTAACTAGTACTAATGCTCCTCTTTCTGCTTTGAGGTTTTCTATTTGAGCGGTATCAAGTCCGCAGATAAGTTCTTTGTCCATTTTCTTGTTTTTATAATGTGAGCAGTAGTGTTTTCCAACTGCTCACAGTGGTTGTTTTATTTTGATTTATCTACAATATGAGAAACAATAAGCTCCATTTCTATAGGTTTGCTCATGTCTCCTTCTTTCCAGTCAAACTCTGTTTTTTTGAATTCACAATTCTTCAAAACATGTACTACCATAGGTCCAGCATCTGGCTGATAGCTTACTGTAATGGGAAATGGAGCAATTCTATGAAGCTGTCCTTTTGGTGCTTTTGATTTCAGAGCGAATACTGTCCCCGAAAGCAGTGTAATAGAAGCGGTGGTTTTCACTCTGCCGTATCCACGAGATATAGGGTATCTCCCTGCTGCATAGATGTCCTCTTTTTCCATTTCTTCGCTGTATTTGATAGCGGTAATCCCTGTAACAGGAACACCTCCAATAGTAGCGGTAATGTCTGCCCAGCCGTACTCTCTTCCGTTAATCAGCGGTTCTAATTCTACCATTTTTAATCTTTTTTAAGGGTTAAACCTATTTTTACCTCAATTTTTCTCAATGTTCCCACAGGAACAATTTTTACAATCACTTCTAATTTAGAAGTCCTCAGCACCTGCTGGTTCGGATTGATATAAGCTTCATAACCACTTATTTCTCCGTTCCTTTTCATTTCATCAAGAACATCATCACAAAGAGCTTCCAAGGCAGCAACTCCTGATGCCTCTAGTAGTCCTGTATCGGGATCTATATAAGCAGGTCCAGATACTTTCTTAATCAGCACCTTGTTAATTCCCCTAATGGCTTTATCAATGGTTCTGTTGTTTTCGATATAAGCAAAATCACTCTCTAAACTAGTAGCTGTAAAACTATCATTAAGGAAAGTTCCTGCTATTCCTGTATGCTTTACTCCGAAGATGTAGCCTTTATCGTTAATAGCTTCCAGTTGTTGTGGAGTATAGTTTCCTATAGCTGAACCATCACAAAAACAGATGCTGTCCAGTTCTCTTGTTTTTTCTACACCTCCTGTAAGAGCCTTGACATAAGCTGTGGAAACTAAATTCTGTTTTTCTACCCATGCAATACTCTCGCTTACTTTAGATTTTGATAAAGCACCTAATACAGCGCCAATACAAGAAATAGAAGCGTTGGTTTGGGATAAATAAGCGCCTCTCCCTCCGCCGTCTTGACCGATAACCACACTTACCCTTTCAGCATTCAATGTATGCAGGTCTGGCAGTTTAGTCATGTCTTCCGCTGTTATTTTTACCGAAAGAAGCAAACTCAAAGGGATATTTAATTCTCCTAATTCCGAAGCAATCTGATTAAGTTTGCTCACTGAATTTGAAAGGGTATTTAATTCCCTTTTAAAATCACAAACTGCAATCTGTCTGATGTTCCCCTCTGCGAAGTTCTGCATGACCTTTACTTCTGTATAATTGCCATCACTCTCTGCCACTGACTGAACATATAGTTTTGCTCCCTCATTCACTCGGAAGAACTCTGAAACATGGTAATGGAGCACAGGATGTGTAGTAGCTGTGATACCTGCTTTATCTAATTCGCTGACAGATAATATCAAGCGCTTGTCTGTGGCTGTTTCTCCATAGACAATGATTCCAGAGATGAAATCTGTGCCTTCTTGTCTTCTGCCAAGTCCGCCGTTTTCTCTAATAAATTTTACCCCGTTCATTTTTACTGAGTTATTTGGTTTTTAAGTTCTGTAAGAGCCTTTATAAGGTCTTCTGCATTTGGTTTTTCTGCAAGTTCTACTTTGAAGTAGGTTGCTAGTGACTTCATTTGGTTGAAGTTTTTAGGAATCAGCTCTAATTCCATTAGCTCTGATACTTTTTGCTCTCTTTTGTCACCTTGTTCATCAGCCGTATTATCTGCTACTTCTGATGTTTTCTCCCTTTTTGGAGTAACTTTTTCTACTGTTTTGTCTTCAAGTGTGGACGCGTAGTTTACTGCATCATGTTCCAGGAAGAAAAAATGACCATCTGCAGTTTTATATGCTACATCTAGCTTTGGATTATCTATAAATACTTGTTCCATTATTTTTTACTTTAAAGTTTAGATTTAATAAATAGAGGAGCCACACCAACGATAATAAATAGTAATAAACTGAGTGCTCCAAACCACATAAGGGCTGAATGATACCACTTAAAGGGTTTTTCTATATAAATGGGAATCTTTTTACTCTCGTGCTCTTTTACATACTTATCATAAAGTTTAAGAGCTAATTTTTCGGCTTCTGCCTTGCAGTCTATTGTAAGCTTGTTCCCACTTAGTGTTACCTCTGGAGGCTGTAATATCCTGCCTTTTGGTGGATTTTTATAAATGGTTCTAATCTTGGGTGTTCCTCCCTCTGGACAGTCTATCATAACCTCAGTCCTTACGCTGTCCCTCTGGGTTACTACCACGGTGTCTCTTACGAGGGTTTCCTTGGTAATGGTCTTTGTATTCTCTATGATTAGCGGTTCTGCAGGCTTCCTGCTTCCGCAGGAAACCGCAAAAACCAATGCTAAACAGATAGATATGATTTTTAAATATGCATTTCTCATTGCTGTTAAATTATAAATGTTCGTATTCTTCTTTTGCATTAAAACTTGGACAAGCTTTTTTCACACCTGGAAAGTCTCTATGCCCTTGGATAATTGCCTTTGGGAACTGCTTTTTTAACTTTTTAAGTAAATCAAACAATGCCTTTTTTTGGGCTGGTGTCCTGTTGTCAATAGGTCTGTTCTTACTATCTACACCTCCGATGTAGGAGATGTTGATACTTACCGAATTAAACCCTTTGACTCCATTAGACACTTTCTCTATCTCCAATAGTTGGACTACCTCTCCATTTGGTTTTATAATAAAGTGATAGCCGGGCATCTTCCAGCCTAAATGAGCTTTCCAATAATGCTTAATGCTCTCTACAGATGTCGTCTGTGGCGTTGCCGTACAATGCACGGCTAAATACTTTATTTCTCTCATTATTATTGGTTTTAACCTACACTAATGCAGCAACATATTTCTTCCCTAAAGGCACCGCAATGAAATAGTGTCGGTAGTTAAGAAGGTTTGCTTGGTTCTCTGGGCTTTTACCTGCTTCAGAAAAATACTGTTTAGTAAGCCCTGTTTTCTTTCTGACATTATCTACCACGAAGCATACAGAAGCTGGTTTATCACCGCTTGCTGGTACTGATCCGAAAGGTTTTTTGGTAGTTCCTGCATAATGAGGACTTGCGATGTACTTCTTGATTTCAAAGCCTGCAATTACAGGAGAAAGCTCTCCATTTTTATAATTGATAAGCTGATCACCGAAGTTCTTTCTGTCCTTTAAAAGAGCATTCCAATGCTTATTACAAAGCACTAATCTTCGCCCTTCTTCTGGCCATTCAAGTTCATCACACTTGTCTTTCAGTGCTACCAAATCCTCGTAGGTACACTCCGCTCCTGCTAGCTGTAATACAGGTGTTTTTGCTGCGTCAGTATCAGGAGCTAGGGCGTGAAGGGCTTTCTTGTATTTCTTTGCATTGATAGAGTTGGTGTGTGATTTAGTCACTGCATCTATCTTGTCATAAGAAGCCCCAATAATCTGGTCATCCGTTACTTTTGTAGCTTTAGTTTGGTATTTGTCCAACTTCACAATTACCGTGTCATCAGTGAAATCCTGCACTGCGATAGGGTAAGTTTGGTTGTTGATCAAAACTTCGGGATTAAACTCAGAAGTAGGAATATGAATGATATTCTCTTCTCCCATTTCGCTTACATCTCCGTCTAATTCGCTGACTCCATCCAAGAAGTCTGCTGTTGCTCCGTTTTCAAGGGTTTGTCTTACTCGACTTTCCCATATTTCTGGAAAATTCTTTGGCATTTCTTTTCTTTTTTTTAAATGATTAAACAATAATTAAAAGGTTTTTAAAAGCTCTTTATAAGCATCTGGGTTTGCTGCTTTAAAAGCAAGTTGTTCGTCAAGGCTCAATTTTTGGAAATCCTCCATTGTAGCCACAGCGCTAGTTCCTGCTGGTGTCTTTACTCCTGCGCTGAAATTTTGTTTTGCTGGCAGGGAATCCAATGTTGATTTAGCTAAATCAAAATTCTGTGCTGCAAGGTCAGCAAAGGTCTGGCGCTTGTCTGCTGTGATTTTCCCACAAGCAACAGCTTCGTCCAGCATCTTGTTCGTTGCTGTGAGTTTGGCTTCTTTTTCTTTCTCTACAAAAGCATTTACTTTTTCCTCTGATAAAGCTAATTGTGCTTTCAGACCGTTTCGCTCTTCTTGCAGTTTCAATATTGCTGTATTGACCTGCTCCTGTTCCGCCTCTTCTGTCTGTCCATCAAAACCTAATGCGACAAAGGCTAATTGTGATAATTTCAATTTCATTTTATGGTTGAATTTTGGTTTAAAATCTTCTTGATTCTGTTTTATTGAAAGACAAAGGGCTATTATATCGGTTTCAGAAATTTCTTCTCCGTCCATCATCAGTCTTAATGCTCCCGCATTGCTTGGAATAGCAACAATAGAAGCCTCATGCAGACTACATTTTTCTAAAACCAGCTCTCCATCTTGATAGGAGAAATCCTTTTTGCTGAAAGAAATCCCCATACTAGCACCTTTGATTATTCCTCTTTCTACTTTTCCTGCTATAGTTTTAGCGTTTTCGTCCTCCATATCAAAGTCTGTATCAGCAGAAAGTTTTCCGTTTTCTGCCTTTATCTCTGTCCATTTTCCGATGACAGAAAGATTGGAGGGATTATGTCCATCAAGCATTACAGGATTAGCCTCAAATCTTTTAAGGTCTATCCCTGCTGTTTTAATCTTGAACCCATAGGAGTTCGTTACATTTTCATCATTAAGTATGAATCTTGGCATTTTTATCTGAGTTTTAACGAGGCAAATTTGGGGGCTTTATCTATGAAAAAAAAGAAGTTGTCTGATGAGTAAACAACTCTGTATAAACAAAATACGAATGTGTCCAACCTTTGGACTTTTCTTTTTTTCAGCAGAGAAATAAAGGGAATTTTGCGTGTAAAAACATTAAAAGATGGCGACAAAAAAAGACAGCATAAGACTTAAAGCAGAAGCTTACTATATAGAAAACATGGAAGCCTCGCAAAAGGAGGTTGCTACCCTTTATAAAGTTACAGAGCTGACCATAAGCCGCTGGGTTCAAAAATATAACTGGGAAGAAAAACGCATGAATTTTCATGCTTCCCCTACTGTAATCAAACAGAAACTCCAGCAGGAGACCCTGCGTATTATTAACGGCGGGGTTCCCACCTTCTCTGCAACGGGTGTAGAAAAACTTATGAAAGCCTTAGACCGTTGTGACAAGCAGGCAGACCCCGTGGTAGTGCATCGTATTTTAAAAGACCTAGATAACTTTATTTCAGAGGTAGACCCAGCCTTTGCTGCGCAATGTACACAGTATCACAAGCAATTCCTTCAACACCGTATAAGTATAGAAATCAATGGATAAAAAATACATCAAACTCTTACAGGATTACGACAAACACTGCCTTCGTATCGCCAAGGCAACCTCTATCAATATCCATGAAAGCGCCAAAGAGAAAACAGACAGGATAAAGAGATTAGAAAAAGATTATATCTGCTGGTTTGAATATTATTTTCCGAATTACGCTAAGAAAAAATCAGCTTGGTTTCATGCTAAATTAGCAAAGATTATTGTCAAAAATAAACGACTGAGACTACTAGCGGAGATGTTCCGTTCAGCGGGTAAATCCGTGCATATTGATATGGGAATACCGCTCTATCTTTATTTAGTCAAAGAAGAACTCCGTTTTATGCTCTTGGTGGGAGAAACAGAAATCAAAGCCAAAAAACTGCTTTCTTCTATCCAGGCACAACTGCAGTTTAACAACAGAATTAAAAACGACTACGGAGACAAGTTTTCTGCTGGAAACTGGGCTGATGGCGATTTTGCTACCACAGATGGAGTGAGATTTATGTCTATTGGATTTGGACAAAACCCCAGAGGAGCGAGAGATGAGGCAGACAGACCCGATTATATCGTAGTGGATGATGTGGATAGCAAAAAATCAGTCAATAACGACCGTATCATGCGAGAAAGTGTGGATTTCATTACCGAAGATATTTGGGGAACTTTTGATGCTGATGAAAACGCCATAGAACGATTTATCTATGCAAATAACAACTTTCATAAAAACTCTATCACTAACAGATTGAAGCTTTATTTTAAGGCAGTTATAGAAAACACAAGTATAGAGAATGAAGAGGGAGAAATTATCGATATGGGCAGTTTTGCAGAGGACAACACACATTTTGAGGTGCTTTCGGTCTGTGCTGTTAAAGATTTGAAAACCTTTGAACCTGAATGGCCAGAGAAATCCTCTGCTTCATATTGGAAAAATAAGTTTCATAAAACGCCCTACCGCTCTTTTATGCGGGAATATATGCATACCCATATCGAGGACGGAGCCATATTCAAGTATGAAGATATACAATATAAAAAAGCCCTCCCATTGAGAGAATACGATAATTTATGTTTTTACGGAGACCTTTCTTATAAAGAAAACGCGGATTACAAAGCGCTTATCTTGGTTGGTATGAAAGGTAAAGAATATCATATACTATTGGCTTACATGCAGCAAAAAAGCCGAGCCCATTGTGCTCAGTGGCTCTATGACCAATATGAGAAATTTGGACTTGACAAGTTCAATATCCGCTATATGATTGAGGGACTTTTTGCGATGGATGAATTTACCTCTGATTTTGATTTAGAAGGAGAGAAACGAGGTTACTATATCCCTGTAGTAGCAGACAAACGCCCTAAATCTGATAAATACAGTAGGATAGAAAGTCTCTCGGGGTATTTTGAGCGGAAAAATGTCTTTTTTAATTCTGAACAGCATAACTCCGATATGCAGACCCTCATAGACCAGTTTCTAGCATTCGAGAAAGGAAGTCAAGCTCATGATGACGGACCAGATGCTGTGCATGGAGCATTCAAGTGGCTTTCCACGAGAGCGAGAAAAACATCTAATACTTATGCCTTTGGAGCAAGAGTCAATAATCATTATTAAACCTTTAAAACAATGTACGCAACCCCAGAAGATTTAAAAACAAATCTATACCAATACCAGACACAGCAGATATCAGAAGGAGATGAGGATATTATTTTAAGAGCTATTGCTGCCGCCGAAGAGGAGGTCAAATCTTACTTCTATACCAATGCTAAAAAAGAATATCTGGATGGAAGGCTACGCTATGATGTAGATAAGATTTTCTCCGCCACAGGAACAGAGAGAAATCCGCTTATTTTGAATATTGTAGTTAATGTAGCAGTGTGGCACTTTATCACTCTTGCTCACCCAGATATGCTCCATGACTGGGCAAAAGAACGCTACGATAGAGCTATTGAGTGGCTTAAAAAACTAAACAAAGGCGAAGTATCTCTCGGAAACCTCCCTCTTATTAAGGAGAGCGGGAACACTAACACCTCTAATTCCAACGAAGAGCCTTTTGTATTTGGTTCAAGAAGAAAGTTTAATCATGAGTAATCCACTAAAAAAATGAAAAAGAAGAATACTAAAAGTCATACTAACAAAGCAGGGACTAATAGTCTGCAACCTACACGGAACATCGTACCTAAAGCAATAGCCCGTACTCGTTCTGATGTATTGGTATGGAAAAACGCACTTTCTAATGCGGAAAATATAGATTATCCAAAGATGTTCCCTTACTATAATTTAGTAAAGGACATGAGCCTTGACGCTCACTTGACTTCACAAATCCAAAACAGAAAACTAAAGACTATTTCTGCTGATTTCGTGATTAAAAAAGCAAGTGGAGAAACCCATGAAGAACTAACGGATAAACTACAAAAATCTGTTTGGTTCAATACTATTATAGAGCATATTCTAGATAGTATTTATATGGGATATACCCTTATTGAGCTGAACCGAAAAGAGAATGAAGAGCTGTCAGCGGGAGAACTCTCTACACCTCTGATTACTCTTGTGCCTCGCCAAAATGTGATTCCACAAAAAGGAATTATTTTAAAAGACTATACCGATGAAAAAGGACTTGATTACATTAACGCACCTGAATATGGTACTTGGCTTTTAGATTTTGGAACTGTGGGAGATTTAGGGCTGATAAATAAAGCAATTCCGCATATCTTATTTTCAAGGTTTGCTCAGTCTTGTTGGTCGGAACTCTGCGAGATTTATGGTATTCCGCCAAGAGTAATGAAAACCAACACCAGAGACAGAGCTGCCCTTAATCGTGCTGAAAAAATGATGACTGATATGGGAGCGGCTGCGTGGTTCATTATTGATGAAAGCGAAACCTTTGAATGGGCAAGTAATGGGGTTCCCTCAACAGGAGAAGTTTATAACGGACTAATTAAACTATGTAGGGATAACATCTCTCTGCTCATTTCTGGAGCTATTATTGGACAGGATACCAAATACGGAAGTAAAGGTAAGGAGGAAAGTTCCCAGGAAACACTGCAAGATTTAGTAAATGCAGACCAGACTCTTGTAGAGCAGTATATGAACGAAAAGGTTTTATCCGCACTGTATGCCATCGGTGTACTTCCAGAAGATGGTTTGATTTTTCAATACGACCAAGTGGAAGATCTGAGCGAGCTATGGAAAAGAACCGTTGATTTAATGCCTTATAAAAACATCCCTGATGAATGGATAAAAGATAAATTCGGGGTGGAAGTACAAGGAGATAGAGCAACCAACTCACAAAATTTAGGATTAGATTTTTTCGGATAAGCCCCAAACTATACTTTGGGGCGCTACACAACACCCTTTCTGGACAATATGCGCATTGCGATTGTGAAACATGCAGAAACGCTGGATATATACAGCTTTCAATGGACGAAGAGCCTATAAATGAACTTTTGAATATTACCCAAAAGGCTTTTGATGTTCTTTATTCTCGAAAAAGCTACAAACCTGATGATTTGATGAATGTTCCTGAGTTTCGTGCTGTTGTAGAGCATACCGCTGAGGTTTTTTCTTCCGCTGTTCCGCACGAAGTACCACAGGAAATGAGAGATTATCTAGAGAAAGATGTTTTTATTTTTTCTGGACTGAAAACCCATACACAGCTCACAGAAGCAAGAAGTTATCTAAAAGATGAAAGCGGAAATATAGTTCCTTATGACAGGTTTGAGCAGAAGATTCTAAAACTCAATGAGCAGTATAACCGCCACTACTTAGAAGCTGAGTATCAGTTTGCAGTACATTCTGCCCAAAGCGCAGCAAACTGGGCTAATCTCCAAGAAAATACCAGCCGATACTGGCTGGAATACCGAACCGCAGGAGATGAACGAGTAAGAGCAAACCATGCTGTACTGAATGGAATCTGTCTACCAAAGGATGATGATTTCTGGACGGAGTACTATCCACCTAATGGCTGGAGGTGTCGTTGTGTTGCTGTGGAAGTGCTGGCAAGAGAAAACACACTGAGCGACAGCAAAAAAGCAAAGGAATTAGGAGAGAAAGCAACCACTCATATTGCACCTAATGGAAAAAACAAACTTCAGATGTTCCGCTTTAATCCAGGTGCAGAAAAAAAAGTTTTTCCCCCTAACAACGCTTACAATAAAGTGGTGGGAGCTGAACAAGCAGAAAAAACACTAAAACAACAGATTGATTATAAAAAAGTTTCTATACAGGAGTTGGAAACTATGTATAAAAACCAGAATATTAACACTAAAAATGAAGAAATTATCATGAATGATGGTTATGTAGCAACAGCAAACTCGTTCTTTATCAATGAGAGGTTAAGAACCGATAAACCTCTTTCCGACCATGATAAAAAAATAGTAGATGCTCTAGATAGTTTGATAAATACTAACAAATTGAAAGACAATTATATATTTTATAGAAATGTAAGGAACGATTTTATAGAAGCTACTTTTGGAGTAGTACCAAGCAAGAATATTTCAGAAACCATAGACGAAATTAAGCGAACAAATATAGCATCATATTCTGATAAAGGATTTACATCTGTATCTGCTATTAAAACAGAAAATGCATTTAAGAGCAGACCTATTCATTTAGAGATTAGAGCTAAAAAAGGAACAAAAGCTATTGTTACATCTAATTTTGAAGAGAGTGAAATTATCTTAGGAAGAAATCAAAAAATGAATCTTATCGATATTTTAGAAGAAAACGAAAAAATAAAATTTATAGTAGAAACAGATTAAGCAAAAAAGCGTGCTAAAATCATAGGAAAACCTTCTCTCATCAAAAATTCTTTTTCTTCTGGTTGAGAAAAGTCTATTTCTTTGTTACAAGCATAAGAAATCTCAGTTACTTCGTAACCATGCCTTTTTTTGAACTCTTGGAGTTCCTCTTGAGTAAAGAATCTTGCTGATATGAATATCTTTTCAGTCATAACAAAACTGATTTATGCTACAAAGTTACAAATAAATTTTAAAACACCTTTAAAAATGATTTAAAAATGACTCCAAAAGATTTTTTAAAACAAACTCTTACTGATATAAAGGTAAAACTTGGTGAGGAGTTTGACCGAAACTTTGAGCGAAAAGCCTTTTTTGATGAAAAATGGCCAGCTACTAAATTAACCTATCATAGAGGCTCTCTGATGATGCGCACGGGAAGACTTAGAAAATCACTACTCAGCCCCAAAGTAACCAGCAATGGTATCATATGGAGTTCCTCTCTTCCTTATGCTGATATACACAACAACGGAGGAGAAATACGAGTAACTCCGCAAATGCGCAAGTTTTTCTGGGCAAAATATTACCAAACCTCTAGTGCCACCACCAAAAAGAAAAACGGAGAGGCTTCTGGTTCTGCCAGAAATAGAAAACTATCAATAGAAGCAGAACAATGGAAAGCCCTTGCATTAAAACCTATTGGAAGCATCATAAAAATAGAAAAAAGACAATTTATAGGAAGCCATCCACAGGTGGACAAGCACATTAAAGAAGTTATCAATCATAATTTTGGAGAGCTGAAAAAAGAAATGGATGCTCTCATGAAAAATATGGAAAAGAAAAACAATTTACGATGAAACAGATTTTAATTAACATTCAGAACCGATTGGCAGAAATCTCAGAACTTCGCTATATTGACGAAGACTGGGGACAGATAGACTACTATTCCCCAAATATGCCTGTAAAATGGCCTTGTTGTCTCATAGATATTCAGAGTGGGCAGTTTTCTAACATCTCTAAAGATGCAACTAAACACCCTAAAGACAGGCAAAACGGCTTGTTTTCGGTAAAAATCACACTTGCTAATATGAAACTGACTAACACTAGCCATTTAGCCCCACAGACACAAAAAGACAACGCTTGGGCTGTTTTTGATTTGGTGGAAAAAATACATCAAAAACTGCATGGTTTTTCTCCTGATAATAATTGTGGGAAAATGCTCCGCTCCTCATTTGGCAGAACCCAGCGAGATGATGGAGTGCAGGAATATGCTGTTATCTATGATTTTGAAGCACACAATGTTTAATCAAATAGGGAAGGTAGCGTTACCTTCTCTAATTCTTCATCGATAGGTGTGCTAAGTATTCGATATAGTGTGTCTCTGGAGATATGAAACTTAGGATAGATATACTCCCTATGAATTACAGTAATAGGGATAATTCGGCAGTCATATTTATTAAATTCCTCCATTACAGCTTTGTATCGCCGTAATAGATTCCTTTTTCTGCCTATGTCTTGAACTCTAACTCCCATATCGCAAAGATAATAAGCATTTTGCAGTCCTGCAAATGAATTTTTAGCAAGTATAAAAATAAAAAAACCACCTACAAATGCAGGTGGCCAAAAAATAAAATATAATATAAAAAAACAGTTATGTTTTAGAAAATTCTCTGAAAAAACGCTTTATTTCACGCTCAAAAACATCAGTATAAATGTTTTTGTCACTTTGTTTTTCGCCATCTTTCGTGGCGGTAAATGTCCATCGTGAGACAGCTGGTTCACTGACAAGGAGTCCTTCTTGAGCAGGAAGGTTTAGGTAGTAACCCTTAACCTCGTAGCCTTGGTCTTGCAGGAACTTGATAATCTGCGCCTGTGACATCTCTGCTTTGGTATACATCGTGATGATGCCTTGTTCTTCTTTTATTCGTATCATAGTTTATTCTCTTTTTCCATTGTTTTTTGAATTTCTCGGCGGTGCTTTTCTTGGCTCATTTCTTCGGTTGCTTTCTTTGGCAGAAATGCCGGTATCTTTGTAGAGCTTTGACCGATTTTAGCGAACTTCTCCTGCATTTCCTCCGAAAGTTCATGAAAGTATTTTAGTGGCGCTTTTTCCTCCTTTTCTTCTTGTTCTTGGGGTGGTTTGCTTCTTACCAGCTTCTCTCTTTCATCAGTTTTTCGTTCCAGATATTGCCCTGCCCAGTCCATTACTAGCATCGTATCAAACTTATAGACCTTTCCAAATTCCCCTCTTCGTGCCATTTTGAACATCAGTACTATATCATCAAAAGTTTCATGGCTGAATTTCTCGTACAAATCTCCTGCTAACACTTGGATTTGGTAGGTTTCCAGCTTATTTCCTGTAACCTCTAAAAAGAACTCTATCACTCGGATAATCTGCTTTATTGTAGCTATTTTTTCGCCCGAATAAATCACAAGCGGTGCAGTTTCCAGACTTTGGCGAATAGTAAGGTTTTGCTCCATTCTTGCCAGCACATTAAAGGCTTGTTTCTTCTCCGTATAGCTCTGCAAGGTCATCAGCGTTGTCGGCTGCAGAGGTTGGGATTTTGTTAATGCTTTTGAAATATTCTCCATATAGTTTTGGGTTGGCTTTTACTTGTTGAACTTCATTATAATACTTCTCAAAATTGCTTTCTCTGAACAAAGTCGTTGGGCAGAGGTAACCTGCCATAGCGGGGTTGTTCTTCCATTGAATGGTTTTCAGCTGGATAACTTCTATAATATCCTGCGGGGTAAATTCTGCCTTTAAAAGTGCTTTAATCTTGGTTAAATTACTCTTTATCGGTCGGAACTTAGAGCCTGTGATTTCGTTGAGGTTTTCTAATATCTCCAGCTCTGGTGTGTGTAGTTCGGCTTCCATATTTTCTAATTTAAAATTATCGTTTCTTCTACGAGGCTGTCTGCGAGCCTTTTGGCAAAATTCAAATCTTTTTGAGCGTTCAGAAAGGCGTTATAAAGACTTGTCAGCCTCTCGGCAGGGATTTTGTTAAAATCATCTTCTTTCGCTGCACGGCAGGCGATGCCTTTTACATATTCCACACTTGGTTTTTTGTTCATCTTTTCAAATACCCCGAAGATAGCTGCGATTAGTCTTTTTCTCTTTTTGTCCAGCTCCTGGGACTTTGCCGAAGTTCTTTTGTTCAGCTCGTAATAAAGCTCATCTATTTCAGATGCTGTAAGCTCTTTCGCAGAGCAGGTGCGTCCACTTGTGAAATCATAGATGATTTCTCCTCGTTGTTCTTGTAGTCCCTGTTTGGAGAGGGAGGTCATCAGTGCTTTGAGTGTTGCCATTATATAGTTTCTTTAGGTTTTTGTATATAAATTTCTTTGAAAATTGTATTTTGCTCCGCCCGATGGCTCGAACATCGGTGCCTGCCTGTGCGGAAAGATTGGGATTTAATCCTCTCGTTTTGAAGCATCCAGCATTATTGCAAAATCAGAGATAAGTTCTCTCAAAACTTCTTGATATTCTTCTTTGCTAAGTTCTTTTGTTTCTCTCTCGAAAAACTCTTTTACTGCTTCTGTGATTTCTTCTATTTTGTCCATTTTTAAATTATTTTTAAAGGTTATATTACTCAGCATACATAGCTTTTACTGCAAACATGCATGCCTCCTCTAATTTTGTCTGCGCAAGGGAAATAAGCCTTTGCTTTTCTCCACTTGCTGGAGCAGTATTTTTATCGCCTCTCTGTTGTTCCAGCCCGTCTATTATTTCTGCGATACGCTTCCTTGTGGTCTCTACTATCATTGGCTCCATTTCTCTATTTCTTAGACCACACCTTTTCTGTCCTATTGTCATTTTAAATTAGTTTTAAAGGTCATTTAAATTACTCTTGTGGAAGCAGGAAACTCAAATCAATATCCTTTGAAAGCTCTGCACTGGTCATGGATAAAGGTAGGTTTCTTTCTATCCCTACGCCATCTACTTCCCATGCTTCTATAAACCATTTGGATAGTTTCGGTTTGTAGGCATTCTGGATGATTTCCACCCCTTTCTGAAAGTCCGTATCTGGATAATCTCTATCGGCAATTTGTCTCAGTTCCAAAACTTTTTTACTATCCAAATCCCCTTTGCCATTTCTTTGTAAAAGGCGGTAAATAGATGCTACTAATTTTTTAGAGTTTTCATCCTTAACTAATGTTCCTAAGAACTTGTGCACCATTTCCAAACCATATCCTGCCTCATCAGTGTAGCCGTCTGTAATTCGGTAGCCCAGCTTGATACTTTGCTTTCCATGAGTAATGGTATGGCTTTGCTGGTTTTTAGCCTTAATGCCCATTGTCTCAATTTTCAGCTTCAAATAATTTTCAAAGGTTCGGAAAGTGACCTCCTTTATTTTTGTAATATCATCTGAAACGCTTTTAAGAAGTTCAAACATTGTTGGCACCGTTCCTGCTGCCAAGTCTTCCAATGCTTTTAAATCTTGGGCTTTTTTCTCTTTCTTGGCTTTTTCCTCCTCTTTTAGTTGGTTTTGTAAAGCCTTTTTCTGCTCATCCGTGAGTTGTGTGATGTCTATTGCTGTCATAATCTTTTATTTTTTTGGTTCTAATTTCTTTTTTAAAGTTTTTGTAAGGGTCTGCAGTCTTGCAATTCTGGAGTAGAATTGCTATCACTACAACTGCTAATATTTTATAAATCATCGATATCATCATAATAAAGGGTTATCAATAGAATAGATATGAATGAAGTATAAGTAAGGGTAACTATTCCCCACATTATATCTTGTCGCCAGCAAACAGCACTTAACAAAAACCCTATTAAAGCGATTAAAAGAGTGCTTTCCTTTCTGAATATATCAAACAATTTCAAGATATAAACAGCGTGGGCTAATAATAAAATCATAAATGTTGTCATCTCTTTTATTTTTATAAATATTCTTGGTTTAATCACTTCGTAGTCTTTATACTTTTCAAAGGCTCTGTCAGCTAAATCTTCATCTTTTATGGTCATTTTGAATTTTGCCATTCCTATATCCTCCAATCTTACCCAAATAGTAATAATTTCGTGTTCATCCTCAGGTTCTCTAGTTATCAATACTTGTCCTTTCGGTATGTTGTGGATTATTGCAAAATCCTCATTCTGTTTTTTCATATCTCTTTATTTTTTAGTAGTTCTTTTTGTTTTTCTAATAGTTTATCCAGCTGGTGCTGTAATTCTTTCCATTCTGCAAGGCTTTCCGCCTCTTCCATTTGTTTCTCTATTTCTTTTATCATTACTTCCAACTCCTCAAGGTTGGGCTCAAATAGTTCTGTCATATCTTTTCGATTTTAAATGCGTTAAGGTTTTGAATAAAGTAAGGTTTGCCGTCTTTCGATATGCCTTCTTTTCCATAGATGCTGAAAGATACTTTTACTCGGTGACCTGGTTTGAAATCTGCTAACTTTTGAATGTTATCATTTGTAAATTGCACTTTGGCTGCATTCTCATACTTTTTGCCTGTTCCTTGTTCGTAGGTAGATGTATCTAGCATTACTTCTACTTTGGAGAATGTTTCGCTTATCTGCTCTTTCTCTCCGATGTTTTTAATTGCTCCGTAAATTACCATTGTATACTTATTTTAATTGGTTTCTTTTAGTTCTGTTCCGTGATACAGCAGGGCTTTTTCTTCATCTATCATAATATTGCCACCTGGGCACCTTCCTAAAACAGTCACTCGCATTCCTTTCGCTTGTACTATTATTTTGCTCATCTTTCGCCAGTATCTTCCTGCTGCGGTATCTGGCATTCCTCTTTCCTCATGGCTTACAAAAATTATCAGCTTATCCTGGTGTTTCATCATCAGTTCTTTCAGCTTAGCTTTTGTAATCTCATCTACATACTTGGTGATGTTGTCTATGAAGATGATTTTTTGACATTGTCTTTTCTTCATTCTTTCCTCTATATCCTCCCATTCTTCATATTCTATTATTTTAAAATTCTTATTGGTGTCATTGATACCCATTCGTTTCATTGCTCCTGTGAAATGCTCACTGATACCCTCTTCTGCGGAGATATATAAGACTTTTCCAAACTTTGTAAGGTAGTTTGCCAGCATCAGCGCAAAGGTGGATTTCCCTTGTTTCTCATCTCCGTGGATTATCCAGCCTCCTGTGGTCTCTGGATTCCCAAATACTTCCTGCCAAATCCCCTCAAATTCAAACTTTTTAAACTTCTTAGAATAGGCTTGTTTTACACTTAATGCCTTCATTATGCTGCTTTCTGTATTTTTATTAAGGTTTCTAAATATCTAAGGCTCTTTATTCCATTATCTTTTTTAGTGAAACACTTTTTTACAAGGCTGTTTATCTTGCTCTTGTCCTCCATGTTCTGGACTGCTACATCATAAAAGAGCTTTTCATAGAATTTCACTTTATCTTCTTTCACATCTGGCGTTATCCCTCTAAATTCGGAAGCGAAGCGGTCAAATATTTCTTTATAACCTACTTTATGATTGTTGATGCCTCGCTGTATTTTGGCTCTCAGTCCATCAGCTCCCATCATATACCAGCCACAGCGTCCGATGGTTCCATTTATCAATCCTTTCAGCTCCAAGAATGCTGCGTAATCCAAATCTCCTGCTTCATCTATACAGATAAATACCTTTCCTAGGTTATTGATGTAGTATTTTAGGTTGGCTAGGATTTCATTATAATTTCCTATGTCTCCGCATCCTATTTCTCTGGCTAGGGCTTTTATGAACAGCCTTTTTGTTTTACATTGAGAAGCGTCCAGATAGAAAGCGTTTCTCATTTTAGAGACCAGTATCTTCGCGCAAAAAGTCTTTCCTATTCCGCAGTCATCCACTAGTATCAGAGACTTTGAGTTCTGCTGGCAGTAGTTAAAATCATCTTGCAGTTCAAGGTAAACATCAGTCTCTACGGCGTTCCAATTATCATTATCTAATGTTACATTTAGTTTTCTTCCTATCGTGAGCCATTGCGTAGGAGACAGAAGCCCGTCTCTTTCGCCTTTTTTCAATCGGCTGAATACGGCTCCATTGATATTGAGAGTTTTAGCATAGGCACTGTCCGAGCCACTGTATCGGCTTTTACCTTCTATTATCGCTAGAGCGATGGCTTCTTTTAGTTCTGTTGATATTTCCATAACAATTATTTTTTTATCTAAAGTTTGCTGAAAGCCCTTTTGAGAGTCTTCCTGTTTGTATTGGTATTTGTTCTGTTTCTTCGGTTTCGGTTTCTATCTTCTTAGCTGGTTCTTCACGAGGAGTGTAGCTTTCCAGCCCTGGAATGACAAATTTGTTATTCAGCACCTTGCTTCGGCGGTCTATCACGGTCAGCCTGTCTATATCATTCTTTCTATCTCTCATGTAGGCATTTACAGTGTTTTCATATGCAGACATTATTTGTCGATTGATTTTTCCTGTATCGTCTAGTTCATGATAAGCACGGCTGTAGGTAGGTTTCGGAAGCAGTTCGCAGATAAGCATATCATCATAATAGACCATCGCTTTTAGTACCTCTCCATCGTTCCCATCCAGCCAGAAAATCTCAAAGCTCTTTCCTTCTATATATTTCATCAGCCTTATCAAATCCTCTCCGAGTGCGATTTCTCCCGAAAGTCCCAGCAGATACTCACTGCTTCTAAATTTTACTATCCCAGCATTACATGATGTTTTAGTATTGTAGCCTAGATAAGGGAGTATCGCTCTCCAGTTGGTAGGTTTGGTTTCCTTACTCTGCATCTCTGTGAAGACTTCCCAGCGTGTTTTACCTTCGTGGCGGCTGTGCTCCATATTATTCCATTTTTGTATATCATATAAGGAGTTCATTATGATTTGCTCCTTTGGTAGAATAATATCTCCTTCGGGTCCCTTTTGGTTGTCTTCTTTTCTTGCAAAAGGTCTTCCGAGCCAGCCCTCTTTGTCTTTTTCAAACTCATATCGCAGTTTTCCGAAATACCGCTCTACATGTTTTGCTCTTGCCTTGTTGGCTTCTATTCTCACATTGTCAAACATCGCCCCGTTTTTCAAGAAAGTATCTCTAAATGATGCATTCAAAGCGCTTTCGCATTCCAGACCGAGAGGCAGGTTAAAGCCCCATTCAGCGTAGTTCCTTACCATCTGGCGGTAGAAGTTTAGGATAAGTCCCTCCTTGGTTTCTCCGTATACCCATGTTGTCCATGCTTCCGAGCCTAGGTCTATTCCCATATAGAACCACAGCCTTTTGCTCTTATCGTAGAAGAATGGAGGCTGTCTGTCATCTATGGAGATGAGTACTCCTGCTTCTTTTACTTTGTCCAAACTGTGATACGGCACGAACTGCTGTATCAGTTTCTGGCGGTCTCCACTTCGTTTTGCGTAGGTTCCTATCTTGTTCTCCCATCTTCCCAGCCAAGCGATGATGCTGTTTTCAGAAATCTGCTTAAACTTCTTGCGGTCGGTATGGTCGTAGATTTCTCCTGTGGTGTGGTTGATGATTTCTACATTACCGTCTAAAAACGCCTGATATTCATCTGCTACCTCTGTCCTTGTCGGTTTGGTTTCTCGCCCTGCGAACATATCGTTCAGCAGTTTTATCATATCATCAGTCATTATCTTCGCATGTTTGTTTTTTAGTTTTTTAGAGACTATACTTCCGAAATTAAAGTCCTTTTCATCTCCTTTTAAAAACTCTTTAAATACCCTTGAAAACTGTCTGTCTCCCAGCTCTAGTGTGTGGGCTCTGCCGTGTATTTTGGGGAGGTATTCATTGAAAGTGATTAGGTCTATCCTTAGGCTTTCCATGATACCTGTTTTCTTACCTCCTTTTAGTGACAGCCTTTCTTCTTTTAGTTTCAGCAGGGCTATCAGCACGCTGGCGTTAGTGATATATTCTTCTTGGTATTCTATTTTTAGGTAATCGCCATCTTCAAACTCGTAGGTGGTGTAGAATGCCGTAGCTGCAGGATTTATCTCCCAGAACTTCAGCAGGGGGTGGTGCATCGTACGGGGGTCGCCTATGCTGTTCTGTATCTCCTTGGGCAGACTATCAAAGTCTACCAACAGCTGGCGCCCGTTACCTCCCGACTGTACTTTCTTTATTCCGTAAGGTTTATCTTCATACCTTTGAATAGTCTTCTTTAGACTTTCATAAGTATTATAATACTTCGGAACAAGCTCGTCCTTGGTTACTACTAATATGTTACCCCATTGGTGTGGCATTATTCTTTCTTTATTGTCTTTATTTTGTTCCCGCTGGGGACTCGAACCCCAGTGTATGCCCTTCGGGATAAATCACTATATTTGTGTTGTCTAATCAAAAATTATAGTGATATAATTATTATGAATTTTCTTAAGAATGAAGGGAAGGGAAATCCTCTCCATTAAATTTTCGTTTTGCTATTTGCCCTTTCACTATGTAATCAATAGCATTTTTCAGTTCAGAGTGCCTATAATCTTCATAGGAGGTTTCTTTATCCAGAATAAGTACTCTGTTTTTTGTTACTCTTGTGCGGATGGTCTCTATTTTTCTGATAGTTCCTTCTTTTTGAGGGAAAAAATCCTGTTCTATGACAATTTTTCTGTCGCATTCTTCCTTTTGGAGGTTTGATTCTTTTATAACATTTAAAAATATGTCCTTGATTTTCTTTTTTAAATCAGAAGCATTTACTCTCTCCTCTCCATGGTAGTGGATTTCTAATTTCCCTATCAATTTGTTTATTTTTACTTTCATTTTAAATAATATTTAAAGTTGTTTTAATTTAGCATTCTCCTAATGGAAACTCAGCCTCCATATTTCGCTCTGGTAGATAACAGACTCTTTTGCTCGTCCAGATTCTAAATCCTAGAAAATAGTAGTGGATTCTGATTTCTTCTTTGTTGCTGCCTAGTGTGTAGTAGGTGTATTCTACTTTTCTTAACATCTGTTTCATATCTATTACTTTTTTACTTTGTTACTCATTTCTATAAATCTGTCCTGTGTGGCTTGTAGTTTTTGCTCGAATTTTTCTCGGGTAATTTCTCTATACATAGCATCACTTTCTACCATATCAAAGGGAGTGAAGTTATCGGTTATCATCACCATGTTGTCTAGAAAGTATATTGCTGTTCCTGTTTTGTCCTCACCAGCCCCTCCTGTTATTTTCATAAACAAAATCTCTTCTTTCTGGTAATATTTCCCTACTTCTAGGTCTTCTACTTTTTTAATTTCGCTATTCATATCTATTGGTTTATAATGTTTTCCACTGCTTGTTCTGTAGCTTGGTCTATTTTCTTGCAAAGCTCCTTATAGTCTCTTAGTACATTGTCTGCCATCAGCCCCTTGCGGTCACCTTTTAGGATCTGGCGAACATATCTGGCAGAGAACCCATACATCTCTGCAATTTTATTTACTGCTAATGGATGGTATTTTTCTCTTTTTTGCTTACTTTTGTTCATTGTCTTTATTGTTCCTTTTGTTGGTGCAAATATATACACAATTTGTTTAAAGTAACAAATTTATTTACACAAAAAATTTATAATTATGGATAAGTCTTTGATTTTAAATAAGATAAAATCTTACCTAAATCTTAAATCTGATACAGAATTTGCTAATTTTTTAGGAATAAAGCCTCAAGTTTTATCAAATTGGAGGGCAAGAAATACTTTTGACACTGAATTGATTTACACAAAATGTGTAGATATAGATGCTAATTGGCTTCTGACTGGAGAAGGGGAGATGTTAAAGAGTGAGAACACTAGTACTGAAACCAGCAAAGAGGAATCAGTAAAGGGCATTCCTCTTGTAAATGCTACTGCTATAGGGGGATATGGTAATAATGTATTTTCTTTTGAAGAGAGAGATGTTAAAGATTACTATGTGATTCCAAAATTTAAGCATAAGCAAGTAGATTTCATGATAGAAGTAGAGGGCTCCTCCATGTATCCCAAATATAATAGTGGGGATGTGGTGGCCTGTCGTATTATAAAAGAAAGAAACTTTATACAATGGAATAAAACCCATGTCATAGCTACAAGAGAACAAGGGATTATTATTAAAAGAATAAAACCAAGTGATGCCCCTAACAGTCTTTTAATGGTTTCCGATAATGAAAGCTATGACCCTTTCAATGTTCCAGAGGAGGAAATAGAAGGTTTGGCTATTGTAGTCGGTGTAATCAGGCTGGAATAGATCCAAATGTCCAGAACAGAGGTTGTGTGTGCGTGTTTTTCTATTGAAAGAATCTTTATAAATCCCTTTAATGTATTGTTTGTCAGTGTTTTAGTTGGTTTTGTTGAGTTTTTATAAATGTTATTATAGGGTATTGAGTTTTACAAAAACGAACAAAATAACCGTTTGATTTATGCTTAAATATATCCCAATTTAATGTAAAAAATATACTTTTGTCCCCCCAACTGTCCCTCCAACTGTCCCCCCAACTCCTAAAAAGTGTGTTTTTTGTAGTTTTTACAGCCTGTTATATAGGGGTGCAGAGCAGGGGTGTTTATTACTTATGACATTTAACAAGAAAAGCCCTATTTTTAGGGCTGTATTGGTTATTTTAGAGCATAACAATGCCCCTATGGTAGTAGGGGCTTTTTTTTATGTTTTTAGGGGATATTTCTGCTTGTTTTATCCTTTATTTGTCGGCTTTTATCTATAAAATGGGCTGGTTATTATACTTGGCTATATTTGACCAGGGCTTTTTGGCTTTTTTTATTATACCTACACTATACAAAATTATACATACTGGACATTTGGTTTTCATCTTTTTTTCTTGCCTTTTTTCTCCCAAATCCCTTTATTCATAGGCTTTTTCCAGCCTTTTTATATCCCTTTATTTTAGACATTATGTTTTGTTATATATACTCCGAAATATCTAACAATAATCAATAAAATATTGGTAACATCGTGCGCAAGCAGCTGATTATAAATAGGCAGTCCTGCACTTCCCGAAGGCTCTCCATCATCATTGATACGGTAATTTTCCCCATTCAGCCCCAGCCGAAAAGCATAGCAGTGGTGGGTAGCTTTTGGGTGTAACTCCTTGATTTTGATTAGTTTTTCTTTATAATCATTTTCAGAAAGAATAGGGTAGGCAAAACCGATGAATTTGCTTCCTTTTTCCTTAACTAAAACATTTTCAATGGGTTTCTCTATGGTTTGATATTCGTATTTCAT